CTAGACCTCCGATCCAGGCTTTCTTAAACTTTCCTTCTATTTTTTTACGTCCAAAATCAATGTAGCCGTTTAGATCAACAAGATCGAAACGCGCTTATTTTTTGTTTTCAGAGTCTATAGATTCTTTTCTATGTTTGTTCAGTACATCTGCGCAAAACCATTGTTTTTCACCATTTTCAACATCAAACAAAGTAGGAGTCATCACACTGCATTTTCCCAGATACGGAAGGTACATTTCTTTCACTTGAACCATGTCGGCATCGTTAAACTTGAAATTCATTTTTTTATCATCCTCCTTGTTCTTGTTGACTACATCATACAACAATTGTATGATCATGTCAACAACTTTTTTAAAATTTTTTTGTTTTTTGGTGGTGAATGTAATGTGTCACGATTAGCGCAGCTTCACACGAAAAAAACAATACAAACGAAACTGAAATGCATGAAATGTGAAAATATACAGACGATCAGAAGAAGACAAGGGAGGAAAAAGAAAAAAGGACACGTCAAACACTTATGGTGTATACATTGCAGAGAACGGACGAAACACGAAGAACTAGGATATGATTTTTAATACGCAAATGCGTAAATGTGGAATTTAGGTATCAAAAAATACGGGGGTTATATACGGATATGCGAGAATGGAGGGGGGATAATGAAAAAAGAAAAGGAGCATGCATTGACGCCAAGACAGTTGATATTTGTGCAGGAATATATCAAATCCCGGAACGGAACACAAGCCGCTATCAAGGCCGGATATAGCCCTAAATCCGCAGAAGTACAAGCGTCAAGGTTGTTAAAAAAGGATAAGATCAGGAAACATCTTGAGAAAGTCCAGGATCAAATCAATCGTGATTTACGGGAAATTTTTGTCGAGGATGCTGTTAAGGCGTATGAAGTACTTTTAAATATCATGAATGATCCCGAAGCACCGCATAAAGTGAGACTGACAGCGGCAAGGGACTTACTTGACAGAGCTGGGTATAAGCCAGTTGAGAGAGTAGCGGCAGACATTACGGAATACCGCCTGGAGGATTTTCTATGATCTCATGCGATGTTATCATAGAAAAGAGAAAAGAAATTTGGCAAAAATCAAGAGACATTGAGCAAGACAAACGCTTTCGCGAAGCAGTAGCGAGAAAAATCATTGAAGATGAGGACATACGGAAAGAAATTCAGGAATATCCTGAAAAACTCATAGAGATGTGTTTTGTGATCGTCAACAAAGAAAAACAAACTGTGCCTTTTTTTCTAAATGAAGTTCAAAAAGACTTCATTGAGAGAATTAACCGCGCCAAACGAGAATACAGGGAAGGGAAACGTCTTCATATACGATTTCTTGTCCTCAAAGGACGACAGCAAGGATTTACATCTGTCATAACGGCATATCAGCTTGCATGTACGATCACACGAAAAAACTTTGAAGGGTTTACAGCGGCAGACGAGGATATGAACACTACCGCTATTTTTGAAAACAAAGCAAAGTTTCCGTATATGCACTTACCAGAAATTTTGAAGCCGTCTGAAAAGTACAATAACCGCAAACAATTCCTTTTTGAAAAACTAAATTCGAGTTGGGAAGTCAAAACAGCAAGCCCGAACATGGGAAGATCGCGGACAATCAACTTTTTTCACGGCTCTGAAGTCGCGTTTTGGAAAGACGGCATCAGCGGCGTACAGGCCGGATTGGGCGAAGCGCTCACGAAAGACGCGATCCAGATATACGAGAGTACGGCAAACGGGCATAACGAGTATAAAGAACTCTGGGACTCCGGCGCATGGGAGAATTGTTTTTACGCGTGGTGGAGAACACCGGAATACAGATTGAAGTTTGAAAGTCCGACAAAAGAAACTTGGTTCAAACAGCAAGTAGAGACAGGGAAAAATTCTGAATGGATTTGGAAGAGGTGCTATTGGCTTCGTCACTCTATCAATTTAGATTGGGAACAAGTTTATTGGTATTACGTCAAGTATGAGGGATATATAGACAAAGAGCTTATCAAACAGGAATATCCTTGTTCGCCAGACGAAGCTTTCATATCGACGGGACAATGTATATTTGATCAAGAAAAAATCATAGCGCGCATACAAGAACTAGAGTGCATACAGAAGAAGAACAAACCGCGACGCGGTATTTTTGTATACAACATGCACAACGACAAGATTATAGATAGCACGATTCGATTTATCGATGATCCGAACGGGCCAGTGGCGATATACGAAGAACCGCAAAACCGAACGCCATATGTTTTAGGAGCAGATACAGCAGAAGGCGGAAACGATAAATGTGCTGGTCAGATACTGAACAACATCACTGGAAACCAAGCTGCTGTGTGGCACGGAAGGACGGATACAGATTTATTTGCGAAACAACTATATTGCATAGGACGATACTACAACGGCGCTTTAATTGCCGTTGAGACGAATTTTGACTTACATCCGGTGAAGGAATTACAAAGACTTGGGTATCCACTGCAGTACAAACGAGAAGTAATTGACAGTGTAACGAATAGGAAGCAAGAAAAGTTCGGATTCCAGACAACAAGGGTAACCCGCCCAGTGATCATAGCGGAGCTGGTTGCGTTTGTTCGTGAACATATAGAGCTGATCAATGATATTCCTACCCTCAGGGAAATGCTCACTTTTGTTAGGAATGAACAAGGAAAGCCTGAAGCGATAGAAGGGAAAAATGACGATTTAGTCATGTCATTAGCTATTGCGAACAAAGCAAGAGAACAACAAACCATGACGTTTGATCATCCAATTGCGTGGAACGCAATACCTGAATCCGGAGAAGCGAAGCGCGAATATTTTGATATTGAAGACGAATACACAGAAGAAACAGCAGAAAGCCTCTTCTGGTAGGAGGTGAAAGGATGAGTTTATATATAGCTTCTGTAGCCGCCTTGGCGGCCGTTGTCATTGCGCAAAGTATTACGCATTATTTTTTTGCCAAAAGCCTGCAACAGACGGTAGAGCGGCTCACAGATAGAGTGATGGCGAAAGATTACAAAGAATACCGGATCATGAGCGAACCGACACCGGAGGAACCGAAGACCAGGAAGCCGCTCAGCGCTTTTGATGATCCTTTTTTGCCCGGTGATGAAGACGAGGAAAATTAAAGCAGGTGATGAACTTGGCTCTCAAAGACAAGATTCAAGGGATTTTTTCTGGAGATGATCAGCCGAGTGAAAGAAACCCGAACAGCGAAAACGAACAGAAAATAGTGAATATGGTCTTTCAAGACTTTTCGGTCTTCCGTGCCGCGCGAGAGGGCATGGAAGATATTTGGAGAAAAGAGCAAAGATTCTACAACGGCGACCATTGGCATGGGCTTCGACCAAAATCGGCTGAAAGATATAGACCGAATTCAGTTGACAATCTTGCTTGGTCAAAAATCGAATCGATTGTATCCAAGCTTTCGGGCTGGATGCCGTACCCGGACTTTGAAGCGCAAGAGGAAAGAGACGAACCCAAAGCAAAGTTACTAAATGAATACATTCCGTATGAACTACAAAAAATCAATTTTAAACAGAAATACACAAGAGCCGTGCGAAGAATGGTTATACACGGTCCCCTGATTTTCAAAATTATTTTTGATCCCACGGTTGAGGGCGGGCGAGGTAATCATAGATGGGTAGGACGAAACGATATCATTCCCGTTGACTTGGGAAGCTTTTTCCCCGATCCACGCATACGGGATTTTATAGACCTCCAATCCATGAAGGCGATTATCGTTAAAACAGTACATCCGATCGAATATTTCCGCGAGCGCTGGCCGGAGCGTGGAAAACACGTTTCTGCTGACGAGAACGCCGAGGACGTTGAAATATTTGATATAGACGGAAAAAATGTATTCCAGTTTAACACCAGTAGCGACGGGCAGGCGTACACCAATCAAGAGACTGCCGGATTAATTGAATATTGGTATCGCGGCTTGCCGAAGATGATCTCAAAAGAGGATCGGCAAATGTTCCGTGAACTGGCTCAGGAAAAGCTTGCAAAAGGCCGTGATCCGTCCGAAGCCCTTGCCAAAGCAGAAGGGCGCATGGAAGGTGTGCACTGCATATATGTGTCTTCAGACGGTGTATTTCTGGAGCACAAAGCATACGTATACGATCACGGTCAATATCCCTTTGTCGCCAGAACCCTTTTCCCTGTCGAAGGAAATATATGGGGGAAAGGGTTTATGCGTGACCTGATTAAACCGCAGATCATGCTCAACAAGTTCGCGGAAATTGCGGTAGAAACAGCGGCCAAAAGCGGAAACAGCGCCATCATGTACGAAGAAGGCGCGATTAGAAAGCCGCAGATATGGAAAGAAAATAGAAGTCTTGAGGGAGCCATGCTTCCCGTTGCCCAAGGGCGCTTGAATGACGT